TTCAAATTCTACCGAAAAGAATGGAAAGATGATAAATTAGATATGATAATGGCAAAATTCCATATCAAACCTGAAATAACAACAACAACCATTCCTGAGGAGACAGAAGAAAATGTTGAATGAAACACAAATCGGTGACATCTGGGTACTGTTTAGTGACTTTATTGATAAGAAACAAGTAGAGGCAGTAGCAGAACGTTATGTTGATTTACTAGCAGATTTCGGAACTAGTGATCGTGTATTACAACAAGCCGGAGGAGTTGATCCAGTACTTGATCAAGCTATTACGTATTATCTTGATGAAGAAAGCGAACACGCCGAAGATGAAGCAGACGACTTGGAGTTTTAATGGGCTGGTACGCTGAGATAGCTAAAGATATTTCTAATATTCCCGATGCTGTTGCTTATTTTGAGAGTGAATTACTTGAAGCCAAGCAAGAGATTAGACTAATAGGGAATTTAGAAAAACAATCGGCAGGACTGCCGGGAGTAGTCGAACAACGATTTGGACAACTTCAAGAGATTGAAGCTATCTTAGAGTACCTTAACATTGAATTGCGTAGATTGAAAAGTAGCTTCTTTAGAAAGTACCTTGAAAGCTATCAACGAGCATTAAGCTCGAGAGATTGCGAAAAATTTGTCGACGGCGAGGCAGATGTAGTTGATATGGAGAAAATTATCAATGAATTTGCCTTGCTTAGAAACAAGTGGTTAGGTATTACTAAAGGGCTTGATCAAAAGCAATGGCAAATTACAAATATTGTAAAATTACGTGTTGCAGGAATGGAAGACGCAAGTTTATAAAACTAATTTCGCCAAAATAGTGAGTATAGGCCTTAAATAAAATTGAGGCCTATTTTTTTCTCGGTTGACAATGACATAAAGTATGTGTATACTAACAAAATAATGACAATAGATAATTTACTTGCACTGATAGTAACTACGAAACTTGACTTGGTAAAGAAATCAATACCCAGTAGAGATTTTAAAGTAATAAAAAGTATAAGCCATGCAATTACCACTACTTTATACATAACATCCAATCAAGGAAACCTAATTGTCAAAATTATTGAAAAACATGCCGACTTTTTTAGAACTTCTATCGAAGAGATTGATGAAGTTTTAAAAAATCCAACATGGAGTAAACCGTTTCGAGTGATAGAAAGAAAACGTAATTTACGATTAGGAGTGGATCCGTTTGGCGAACAAAAATTAATCATAGAATTCACCTATAGTGCAGACATACGCAAAAGTTTGGGTGCGCTGGAGAAAAAATTATCTAACATGCAATCGGCAACAAATGGAAAATGTCATTTTTTCGATGTCACTGAAAAAAATATTGTTACAGTGATTGAAGAAATTGAGCATCTGGGGTTTGAGGTTGATGAGACCATAAAAAACTGGTATGATACCATAAAATCTTGGTCGAAACATGATGTGATAGATCAGTTCATGTTTGCCTCAACCACTACTGATAACTATCAAACCCTAGTAAAAAAAGAATTAGGCACTGACATCGTCGGCACCCAACTACTGGTTGACGACCGTAGTACACGGTATCAGTATTTTACCGAAAATAGTGAAAAAATACCGGAAAATTTGACCGAGATGATTTCCACTAGAACCAGTCCGTTTTGTTGGGTCAATCGAAAAGAGGTAAGCCTCGGTGAAATTTTCAAAAGTTTAGTAGAGTTAAAGCGTTTTCCACTGATGGTAGTATTTGACGGATATGATGCAAATCGATGCTTGACAGATTTGAGGAATTTTTCTGAAAATTTGGAAAAAAATGGTATTGTTGATAATGTCGGTGTTTACTTCAGACTTGAAAATAACGAGTTAGGAAAGACATTTAATCAACTAGTCAAGGATAAAAATTATAATGTTCAGCTTGACGAAACAACAAAAGTAGTGGCCATACAAAATGGAAAAATTCCGAAATTTTTCCTGAAAAATTCATGGTATCCTATGAGCATCATTGCCATCGGTAACAGCTTAAAAAATAATAAGACTGCTGTCTATGCTAATTCATGCGACTTAGTTATTAACTATACCGAACAACAACCTATTATCCAAGAGAGACTTAGATGGCTGTAAGACTAGTGATAAAAGATGAGGTTAATATCAAGCTAGAGAACCTTCCGCTTGATGCTCGCAAGAAATTAGCCGCCACGTTCAAATATGAAATACCATATGCTCGGTATCATCCAGCCTTTAAATTAGGTCGATGGGATGGCATGGTAAGTCTGTTTGGATTAGGTGGTAATGGGTACCTAAATCAGATGGAGAAAATCCTGGAAATTCTAGGTAACTTAGGTATTGAGATCGAGGAAATCGACGACCTCAGGAATAAACATAATCTAGCATTTACTAGAGTAACTGAGACATATTGGGCAGATCAAGGCAAGGTATGGCCAAAGGGCCACCCACAAGAAGGCCAACCTATCATGCTACGAGATTATCAGGTAGATGCCATTAACAACTTCCTTGAAAATCCACAGAGTCTCCAGGAAATTGCCACAGGTGCTGGCAAGACAATTACCACAGCAACGCTGTCACAACTATGCGAAAAGATAGGAAGAACTATAGTTATTGTACCAAACAAAAGTTTAGTAGAGCAGACCGAAGAAGACTTTGTTGCCGTAGACTTAGATGTAGGCGTATACTACGGAGATCGAAAAGACTTGAACAAAACGCATACGATTTGTACATGGCAAAGTCTAAACATCTTAGACAAGAAAAGTAAAAATCATGAGCAGGATATTGTGTCACTGGCAGAATTTCTAGACGGTGTTAAAGCTATTATAGTTGATGAAGTACATCAAGCCAAGGCAGAAGTACTAAAAAATTTACTCACTCAAAATATGTGTAATGCTCCAATTCGCTGGGGATTAACAGGAACAGTACCTAAAGAAAAGTTTGAAAGTGAGAGTATATTTGCAAGTATAGGACCAGTAGTCGGTGGTATCAAAGCACATGAACTGCAAGAAAAAGGTGTTCTATCAAATTGTCATGTAAACGTAACACAGTTAATCGACTTAAAAAAATTTAGCAGTTACGCAGAAGAATTAAAATATCTTGTCACTGATGAAGATAGAATGATTTATATTTCAAAATTTATTAAAGCAGTTAGTGAGTCAGGAAATACACTGGTACTAGTTAATAGAATTGACTCAGGAAAATTCTTAGTTAACGAACTCGAAGATGCAGTTTTTATTTCAGGCGAAGTTAAAACTAAAGATAGAAAAGAAGAATATGACGAAATTAAAACAAGTGACAACAAGATTATTGTGGCGACTTTTGGTGTGGCCGCTGTGGGTATTAATATTCCCCGTATTTTTAATCTGGTTCTTTTGGAGCCCGGAAAGAGCTTTGTTAGGGTTATACAATCAATTGGGCGCGGTATTAGAAAAGCGGAAGATAAAGACTTTGTACAAATCTGGGACATAACTTCAACCTGCAAGTACGCTAAACGACATCTTACTGAGCGTAAGAAATTCTATAAAGAAGCCAAATATCCGTTTACTATTGAAAAAACAGACTGGTCAAAATAATGAACTACTACATACCTGCAACTGTTATTGACAATTTCTTTGAAGACCCTATGGCTATCAGAGAGTTTGCCTTACAACAGGAATATCATGCCGAGTCGGGCGGCAGATGGCCGGGTAAGAGATCACAATTACTGCACGAGATAAATCCAACATTATTTAAATTAGTGGTTGACAAAGTAGTAAGAATATATTATCCTAATGAAGAAGTATTCCAACATTACACTACTATGTCATTCCAGCTAATTGACAAATCATTTGGGGAAGGGTGGGTACACTGCGATATAGACTCACTAATGACCGGAATAATTTACCTAAATCCTAATAATACACAATCATCAGGCACCAGCTTATACGCAGCAAAAACACCAGGCGCAAGGCCAACACATTTAGAAACAAAAGAAAAATTTTATCAAGGCTCTGTAGCAAACGCTGATGCCGAACGAATTGAAAGTAATAGTCAGTTCGAAGAGACTATTACAGTAAAAAATAAATTTAACAGATTATTTCTGTTTGATTCTCACATTTACCATGCGGCCCATGAATATGTAGGAGACAGCTTAGAAACTGATCGACTGACTCTAGTATTCTTTATTAATAGATTATCTATTAACAAATATCCGCTGGAGAGAGTGAGGACACTACTTTAAGGAAATTATAAGGAATTATGCAAATATTAACATTAGACAACGTAACGTTCTCGCTGAACAACCTACCAGATGAGGTTGATGATAGCACACGTTTCGCAGTGCTAGATAACAGTGATCCTAAAGATCCAGACTTTTTCTTTATGCCATTAATCTTTTTAGAAAGCTTCAATGCACCAGCAATGGTATTGCGTATCGGCGAAGATGAAGTAACTATGCCTATCGATTGGTGTATTGCTGTTGGTGACAGTTCAAGTGGGTGCGATCTGGAAATTTTACCGTTAACTAGTTTAAATGATCGTGGATTTGAAGCATTATGTTTCAACCCGTTGAGCTCGTTTAGGGTAGAGTTTAAAAAAATAGAAATTGTAAATTTTTACAACGACGTCAAGTGGTACTTTCCTAAAATGAAGAATGGACAACTACTAGCAGTTCCTACTTCGCACAAAGAAAAACCAGACTGTGCATATTTTGTCAAAGAAATTAGTCGACAAAATGAAATTATTGATCTCAGCAAAATACTATGAACGAAGTTATTGTTATCGATGATATAATTCCTAAAGAGGATCAAATTAATCTATTTGAACTGATGAGTCAAAATAATTTGCCTTATCAGTATAATCGATCTACAGTAGTCGATGCATCAACATTACCAAAAAACGATCGAATTATTGACAGTTCTATGATGGTTAATGTGGTAGTGTTTAATGACTTTACAAGTCCGCTGTTGAAAGAATTTATTCCAATTATTACAGCAATTCCGTTTAAAATTAGACAGTTGCTTCGTGTAAAAGTAAACATTACACATCCACATTTATTATCACGCGAAGATACATTTAATGTTCCACACGTTGACTATGATGGGGATGACCTAATAACAGCAATATATTATCTCCACGATAGTGACGGGGATACTTATATTTTTGATCAAGATCGAAATTATAAAGGCAATGATCTAACTGTTAAAAAACAAGTATCACCTAAGCAAGGACGCTTAGTAGTATTCAGTGGCGATTTACTCCACTCTGGCAACAACCCAAGATCAAATGAAACAAGAATGGTTGCCAACATCAATGTAAGAATAGTAAAGGAATAATAATGGGGCAACTTAAACCAGGAGCACGGTACATTTATGAGAGAAATAATGGTGTGACTTACGCTCGAGAATTTGGGGCTGACCCCAGTACAAGGCAAGTTGTAGGATGGGAATATGATCCTACTAAACCCGGCTTTGATCCTCGAAGTTCTGGACAAAAAGATCTAGATGAACATAACCTTTGGATTAGGATCAGGTTAGCCGGAAAGAAGAATCCGGCCTTGCAAAAAGCAATAGAAAATGTTATACTAATATATAAATTGAGTGAGGAAAAACTATAATGGCATTAAAAGTTGCGTATTTTCAACCTGTGGTAATGGCTGT